GTGAAGTGTATGCTTAGCAGACATACACTTCGGGAATCGCTAAATGGGTTACAACTTGTTTTTCAACACAGTTGGGACCAGGTAAACCTGGTCTATCCATTCAGACACCTCAGTACTCCGCAACTGCGGAGCGCTACCATCCAGAAAACCTCTCGGTAATCTGGCCTCACTGAACCTATATATGGGACGATCTGTGCGAGGAGTATACGTAACAACGTACCTCTCGCTGGGATTCCTCATAGATGGACAAACTTCAGTGTGCTTTGTGCTCGTTACGGCGCCATAAAGTATGATCTTTATAGCAGCAATAGGATTTATTCGCTCCAAGTCGATCTTACGATCGCTTGAGTAAATATCCCACTGCTTGTAACGTCCACTAACCTCTCTAGTCTTTATCCCTTGATAGGGTTGGGACCAGATAGGTACGAAGAACGGCTTTTTGTCTATCAGGCTAAGCAGGTACTCAAAGGAATCCACTAATGGGATCCGATGATATCCTGACCAATCTAATAATTGGTTGATAGCTATGTAGACTTCGGGTTCTGATCCGAGCGATTTTGGGTAGAATGGAGTAATATCCAAACCTGTCCAAAAATCACCACCGCAGGACTCGCGAAAAGGGCCGTCATGGTACGATTTATCCGTGTTAACGATTAAACCGGCACCATGTAGGACTGCGCAAACGCTCTCATAATCTTCAGACGGGACAATTATGTCATCGCCGAATACTCCTGTATCTTGCTTATTCCAATACATAGATTTTCGAATCCTATGTGATTGGCAAGCGTAGACAAGAGATAAGAGAGTCAGAGTCATCATAGGGAATGTAAAACCGTTCCCCATGGTTGACATCATGTTTGCGTCAATCCACCCATGTCCTGGAACTTTAATTCTCTCAGAGCGTATAGCGCTGAGAAAACAAAACCAGGATCTGGGCCACAGTAGCTCAATAAGAGCCGGAGTTATCAGATCGGAAGCGCTTTTGAGATCAATGGTTGCTAAGCCATTGGTCACACTTCCAACCCACGCCAGACGTTTGTTAAGTTCTGGCTGTGTAGATAAATCCAGACCAACGCTTTGGAGACCACCTTCGATATAAGCACCAGCAGCAAGCTGCAGTGCCATATTCCATAGTGGTTCCTTCGCAATGGTCCTCTGCGTTTCTTCGTTTTTAGCAACGGTTGACAAACGGCTTCCTTCAACGTTTTTGAACCCTATGCCTAAGTCCGCAAAATAGCGGCTGAGGTGAGGATCCATCTTAAGCAGAAGATCTGCAAAACGTTGAGCCCGGCTTGTTACTGACTGACCTTTACGGTTGTGACAAATCTTGTCTACAAAATGGGTAACACGGTTACCATGGAAGGATCCAGGGCCGTGTTTCCATAAGGTCAGTAACAAAGTCAAGTTTAAAACCTCAGACGAATCATTTGTATGATTTCGTGTAAATCGGTTGAGAGCAGTCCATATAAAATGGCGAGCATCGTCAACAATTTGAGGATTAATCTTGACACTAACATTACCAGCAAGCCTATTAACTTCAATAAAGTCGTTAATAGCCCTTGTCCGAAGCTCTTCAGCGTTATCTGAAATTCGCATTTTCTTGCGAAGTCGATCACGCTGTCTTTGAAGAGCAGGAAAAGTAAAGTTATGCCGAGTGCTGTAAGCATTTAAATCACCGTATAATAGCGTTTG